TACACATCTAATTTTTCAGTAAATGGAGACATAGTTTTTTTATTCCACAATTTAAGTCCAGGACTAAATGGGATATTATAAAATCCTGCACCTGAGCTAGAATCTGTCTCTTTTAATACTTTTCTAATTTTTTTAATCAAATTAGTTTCTTTCATTTTGTAATTTACTATTATTAATATAAATATCTACATTATGAATAATGAAAACAAAGTAATATTCAGTTCAATAAATTTCACAACAGAAGATGATTTCTTACCCACAATTCAAAATTTAAATGACGAACAAAAAAAAGAAATTGTTAAAAGAATTTTAGAGTATTCTTATAAGCAAGGTATATATTCATTAACAGAAAGTGAGTTTATTTCTATGCTAGTGAGATATTTATAAAATATGAAAAAATTTATAATTTTAGAATCTGAAAAAAAAGAAATTTTAAATAGATATGGTTTAATTAATGAAAAAGTTTCTAGAGATTTACCGTCAGATATTAAAAACGCTTTGTCTTCAGTTGAGAAAAAATATGGTGTAACTATCGACGATTCTCATGTTGATAAAGAAATGGACCAAGAGGGTCAATATTATGATGATAATGGTTCTGAAAACTCAAAAGCAAAACAACAAATTGAAAAACTTCTTACATCTTTAAGAAGTAAATTTAGTAGTTTATCTTCTCAAGCCAAAGTTGTATCTTCGTATAGAAGTTATAGTAAACAAGTAGATACATTTGGTGGTAAAATAAAAAGAGATGGAGGAGTTTCCCAAAGACAAAAATACTCAGCTTTACCTGGATTTTCACAACATCATACAGGTAAAGCGTTCGATATAATAAGTGTTGAACCATCTTGGTGGAATAAAAACTCAGATGTAAAAAAATGGGTCGAGAATAATTGTGGTAAATTTGGATTTAAAGTTTCTTATTTAAACGATGGTGTATTACGTAAAGCTGAACCATGGCATTTATTTTACGTTGGAGGGGAATCTTCAAACAGTGTGGATAAAACAGAAGTTATACCTAATTCTAAAATTGATGACTACTATAAGAGTGATAAAGTAGACCCTAAACTTGAAAAAGAAACCGTAAAACAATTTAAGAAGTCGGGTTGTCAACCAACAAATTCGTATTCAGAGTCACCAACATTAGACCAAATAAAGAAAGGGGATGTAGTAATGAGAATTGGACACAAAGGTTCTCCTGTTACCGAAATTCAAAATATTTTGAATAGATTAAATTATGATTTAGGGAAATGCGGTGTTGACGGTTTATTCGGACCTAAAACAAAAAAGGCATTAGAATCTTTTCAAGAAGACCAATCAATTACTGTCTCCTCATCTGTTGATAAAGTAACGTTAGAACGATTACAAAACCCAAAAAAGGTTCAGACTAACCAAAATGCAACTAATTCTGAAGTAACGGATGATAATGAATATGTTATAATAAAATCAGACGGTTACAAAGGTAATGAAGTCCATGTTTTCTTTGGTGGGGCACATACATCAGGATATTCTAAAGGAACTTCAAACTTGTCAGCAATGAAGAAATACGTTCCATATTTGAAGCCATATAGTGATAGAAAAATTATTGTTATAACACACCATTATAACACATTAAATAATGTAAAAAAATATGTAAAAGATAAATTTGGTGGAGTGGTTTCATCAATTGCAGGTTTTTCACAAGGAGGTAGAGAAACTTGGAATTACGCACAAGATAGTAGTTTAAAATTAGTAGGTTTGATTGACCCGTCAACTTATGAAACAGGTATTAAATTTGGGTCAAATACCTATTTAGTTTGTGACCCAAAAAATTGGGGGACATCTGGATTCTATGGGCAAACTAGAAAAAGATTAGAATGGTATTGTAGTCATAAAGATGAATCAACTTATAGTGGCCACGTATTCTGCACTAAAGGATATGCTCACATGAATTTTGCAATACTTAAATATTTTTACGATAAATTTGGAGGTCAGATATGAAGATAAAAATTACAGAAAAACAATTAAAAAAAATTGTGAATTTAAATGAACAAGGTCAGGGGGAAACTGATAACATAATCGACCCTTTTATCAAACTTATATTTGATAAAGTTCGACAAAGAATGGGGAAAAAAAGTGATGGTGAAAACGTAAGTTCTCCCGATGATTTAGATTCTGAAATTTCATATTCAGGTCCCGCAGATTTTAAAAAAATGACTGAATTAGTTATTAATAAGTTTGAAGGTGGTTATTATAACCCTAAATGGCATTTTAAAAGTGTAATGGGTGATTCTGGTGAAACTATGTTTGGTATAGATAGAAAACATGGAGGAACACTAAATACATCAGGAGCAGGACAAGAGTTTTGGTCTTTAATTGACAAAAATAAAACTAAAAACATTTGGAAACATGGGTTTAGAGGTGGAGATTTAGAATCAAAATTAACTGATTTAGTTGTAAGAATAATGGAACCTCATTTTAAAAATTTATCTGAAAAGTATTTAAATGAAAAATCTAAAAATATTGTAAATTCAGATAAAGGTCTTTTAATTCATTTTATTTATGCTAGTTGGAATGGACCGGGATTTTTCCAAAAATTCGCAAAAGATATTAATAGTGCGGTTGATTCAGGAATAACTTCATCTAAAGATTTACATGAAGTCGCAATTAACTCAAGAAGAAAGACATCTTTAGGTAGCACAAATAAGATGGAAAGTCTAATGAAATCATTATCATAATAATTTATTTTTATTTAAATTTAGGGACGTTTGTCCCTTTTTTTATCCCCTATGACTTATATATAATAAAAAAGGTCAGATTTCTCTGACCTTTTTATATTCACATTAGATAAGATTATCTAAGTTCTTGTAAGTCGAATGTACGAACACCGTCAACTGTAATACGTCCGTAGAAACGGTTGTTAACCATCTTCTTAGCGTAACGTGTCATGATACCCTTGATAGGAGTAAAGTTGAATGGGTTATACATAGTTGGAGTTAATTGAAGTGGAACGTATGGTGCGTAGATGTAACCTGTGTCTAACAATGATGTTCCTTTGTGTCCAATTAACACTTGGTTAGCTGGGAAGTAAGGGTCACGATAAACTTGGTAACGACCTGCCAATGTTCCTACTCTTTCAATACCCATATTGTATTGGTCTTGCTCAGGTGAAGCGTTAGATACGTGGAAGTATTCTAAATCATCAAAGATTGCAGAAACCTCAGAAGATACAACAATCCAGTTAGCTCCTCCACGAAGTGTAGACTTGTGAATTTGAGCAGATAATTGGTTGATAGCCGTAATCAATGTTTGGTTCCAGTCTTTCTGAGTGTAAGATGTAGTAGAAGCTAATCTTCTCCATCCGTTGTAATCCCAACGTAAGTTCCAAGCCGCACCTTTACGTAAATCACGTAAGATTTCACGGTCAATTTCAGCCGCAACTTGTTCAGATAACAATGCTGTCAATTCAGCCTCAGCGTCAATGTTGTGGAAAGCCGCAACGTCTTGAGCTAATTCAGGAGACCATTGTGCTCTTAACTTTCTTTCAGTTACAGAAACTGTTACTGACTCTAAGTCAAAAGAAACTTCACCAATCTTATCTTCAAATTCTAACTCTTCATATCTTCTATAGATAGACAAGAATGAAGAACCTGAACTTCCTGAGAATAAAGTAGTACCTGAATATCCATCAGGAGTTGTTTGACCACAGTTCACACATACTGGACACTGTAAGTCAACTTCAACAAACATAGCACCTGTTTGGTCACAAATGTTGTCATATGTTCCACCACCGTTACCTGGGAATGAAGTTGGAGTTGAAGTATACGTAGGATTAACAATACCTCTACCATATTGTTGTGTTACTAATCTAAATAACAATGGTGTAGTCGCGTTAGTAATTGCACAGTTTGTAGATGCGGATAAACCATTTCCAGCCAAAGTGTTTAATCCTCTTGGGAAGATTCTTAAATCAGACAAGAATGTTTCAGAATCAACTTCAGAACCATCAGGTGCAATTAATTTACCAGCCCCACTCATTTGGAAACCTGTAATTTTTAAGATAACTCTTCTGTTTTCACCAGCGACAATAGCTGAGTCAGTTAAAGCTCCGCTAGACCAAACTTGTACCGCAGTATTTGCAGTAACAGCTGTCCAACGACCTTTTGAATAGTCAAATAATCCAGGTGGGTCAAGAGCCGCTTCGTTACCTTCGTAGAATAAATCGTAAAGGTTTTTGGCGTAAGCATTTGAACCTGTGTAACCATTGTTAGGGTCACCAGGATAGTTACCTGCAGAACCTACAGGTGCGTAGTGCTCACCTGAATAGTTAGCAGTTCCACCTGTATAACCTTGGATTTTTGGAACAAAGTAGAACAATTTACCGATTGGTAAGTTCATAGCTTGAACCGAAACGATTTCATTCGCTAATAATTTAGAGAATACACGTCTGATAATCGGGAATACAACAGTTTCAAATGAACCTGATGCTCCGTCTGATGTAGCCTCGTTGATTAAGTGAGAAGCTTGGTTCTCATACAATTGTGCTACGTTTTCTTTTAGGTGGCCACGAAGACCTTCAAGGAACCCTAATTTGTCCCATTTTCCGATAGTATCTTCTTTGATAACTTTAAGGTGCTTAAGACCGATGTTACCAACAAGACCTGATTCTAATAATGCTCCCATTTTATTTGGTTTTTTATTATTTTAGTTTATTTTATTAATTTTGACATTAAGTCTTTCATTCTCATGAATTGAGGATTCTCATAAGTCTTAGACTCGATTAAGTTTTGTGCAGAACCTGTAGATACTGGCTCATTATCAATTACCTTTTCGATTGACTCAGTGATTTTTCCTTTACCTGTAGATGAAAGTTCATCCTTAATTGTCTTGTAAAGATTCTTTGATTCTTTGATAGTATCAATTGAATCGAATCTTCTTAAAATGTTTATTTTTTCTTGCTTAGATGTTGTGTGTTCAGTAAATAATCTTGTAGTGTAAGCTAAGTTTGAATTAAATACAGCAACTTCGTTAAGTTTGTCTCTGAAGATATTCAAAGCATTTCTGTATTCTTCATTTTTAGCTCTCAACATTTCTACTTCTTCCATCAAAGCGTAGTGCTCATCAATATTAATATTGAACGCTGAATGAGCCTTTGGTTTTGGTAACCCACCCTTTCTAAATTTAGAACCTGAACCTAATGTTCTTGAAGCTTCTTTAAATTCTCCCTTTTTCATTTTAGGTGTTGATTCTTTATATTCAAATTTTGGTTTACCTGTACCTTTCGTAGGATTAGCGGCTTTCATTTTTTCTTTAAATCCACCTGCAGACTTTTTGTAAGAAAATTTAGGACTTCCTGTTTTAGCACCTTTACCAACTTTTGGTTTAGTAGCTTCATGCATCATTCCTTCCATTTCTTCTTCGTTCCATCCTTCAGATTGATAATCCATTTCTTCTAATTCATCAAAAGCTTGTCCTGATTCTTCATCATAAAAATCAGTTCCTAACTCTGAATCATCGTCCATGTGAAGTTCGTAGATAGTTTCTTCTAATTCAGATTCCTCTTCATCGTCAGACATTTTATCTAATGCCCAAGTAGTAGCCGCAGCGACCGCTGGTTCTGCTAAAGCTTGCCATTG